TCAGAAGCTGGCCTGATACGGCGGCGTCTCAGGGAACGTGCCCAGCGGGCGCTTGCCAACTGCAATCAAGGTGCTCCCGTTCGCCGCGGCGGTGGTCGGCTGTGTCTCGCTCGCGCTCGTCACAGGCGACCCCGCCGCAGCCCTTATGCGCTCGGTAGTTGAATCGGACTGTTCGCCGAACGGATCAACGGGCCAAGTGGTCGCGATGATCTCATGGCCTTTCGCTGACAGCAGCACACCAAACTCTGTCCGTTTTACGGACCAGCCCAGCGCCCACAGCTGCTCCGTAGTGAATCTGTCGAGCACCTGCCCTCCCCCCGATGCTCGGAACTCCACGATATCCCGGTGCCCGTACCAACCAGCGTGCCGCGCCCTGGCATTGGCCGCCATGTCGAGGATGTACTGCACGCCTGCGGGCATTTTCTCCTTGGACTTCGGGGTGTCCACTACCTTCGTGACCACGGTGGCCGGCTGTGCGCCGGGCGCTTGCGCGATTGCCGGAATCGCAGCTTTCTGCGACTTCACAACCTCTTTCAGCTTGCTTTCCTCGCCGGTTGAGCCACCAGCGAAGAAGAATCGCAGGAACATGACAACGCCGATAACGAATGCAAGCCCCATCACGATTGAGGGCCCCCGCAGTGTCTTCCACAAGGTGCGGGTGTTGCCCTTGTAGACCTCGTTTGACTCAATGCCCGGCTGCACGCCGTGGTAAAGCTCCCATATGGCCGGATCGTACTTGCGAATCTCGGTGCCTACCGTCTCGTACTTGCCGGTGCCGGTGGCGGCGTAGAACCTCACCGAATAGCGCTGATCGGAGCCCAGCGCATCAAGCTTGGTGTACGTGTTCTTCTTCGCCATGCGGCGAATGATCAGCCGGTGCAGGTCTTTGCAGTCCTGCGAAATGATCACCATGTCCAGGCTGATGTGGCCGTGCTTGGCGAAGAAGTTGGCCGCGCGCTCCGGCAAGTTTGCCCGGTTGGTCGGCCAGTACTCATGCGCCTCATCGATCACGATCAAAGCGTGCTTCTCGATGTGCGGGAACGAGATAGCACCGTCGTTGTCCGTGTCGCATACACACCAGTCAACCACCTCCTTGTCGCCCATCACGTGGACAAGATCGCGCACTTCTTCCTCAGGCATCCCGAGGTGAGCCGCAATCTTGTCCAGACTCTCACCTACGCCGTTGAGGCGCACGTACACGTGCCGCTTAGCGCGCAACGCGGGCAGGATGTGGTGGAGCACTGCCTCGTAGCTCTTGCCGCTGCGCGGCAACCCTTCATGGCCGAAGATCATTTCGTTACGTCCACTGGAATACGGTCAGGAACACCCGCACAAGGCGGAAAATAAGGGCTGCGGTAAGCAGAGCGATTGCCTCTCCCACACGCAGCTGCCCGACGATGAAAGCGGTCCATGGGCCGGCCGCATTGAGCATCGCGCAGAAGCTGATTTGCGTAAGGAAGTCTGGCGCCGGGATCAGGTAGACAATCGCCTTTACGAACGACAACACAAGCTCGATGAAGTCCGTTTGCAGGTCCGTCATAAAGTCGGAGAAGTCCGCCCACAGCGACGTGATCTGCTCTTTGGCCCATGCGGTGATCGCAGCAATCGGGCTCACGCCTTCGGCATACGCCCATGATGCCGACAGTGCCAACACAAGAAGCGCTGCAACCAACACGATCAGATGTTTCCGCTTCATAGCAGTGCCCACCTCAGGGCAACAACGCCCATGCCCGCAAGGAAGACAAATCCGGCGTACTGGAAAAGCTGCAGCAATGGCCCGCTGCACAAGCTGCTCAAGTCGAACTTGCCGACGTATTGGCCGCCGTCCCACGTCGCAGTGGGACAGGTGCCGCCCGCTCCGGTGCAATTTCCGAAGAACCCCTTGACCTTGGACAGGATCGGCGCGCCCTCAATGGCGGTCTTGAACTCGGCCAACACCTTCTGCACCGTCTTGCCGGACTTCTTGTAGAGGCGCCCTGTCGTCGGCCCTGCCCCGCCGCCCTCGCCTCCTTCGCCACCATCACCCGGTCCGGGGCCCGGGCCGGGACCGGGGCCCGTCCCCTCGCATCCAGCAGGGTCTTTGCAGTCGCCGTCGCCATCGCCCGGACCAGTTCCACCGCCGCCATCGCCACCACCTGGCCCGGTGCCACCACCGCCGTCTCCACCGCCATCTCCACCACCATCGCCACCGCCGTCACCGGGGCCGGTCCCGCCGCCATCACCCCCTCCCTCGCCGGGGTCCGCAATCTCAGGCGGCGCCAGCTCGTTGGTGCTGCACGTGTCGCCGGAGGGGGTGTAGAGGTGGCCGGTGGGTGAGCCTGCATAGAGGCTGTCGGTATACTTGCATCCGTTATGGCACACGGCGCCAATGCCTGACTTATCGCCCTTCCAACTGGTTTCCTCCGGGCGCGTGTCGCACTTCTTGTCGCAGTCGTATGCGATGAAGCTTGACTCGATATAGCCACCCCCAATAGCGGCCACTGCGACGCGGCATCTTCCCTCAGCATTCTTTGGCAAGACAACGCATTGCTTGGCGGAGTTGCCTGCCTTGAACTGCGGGCTCTTCTGGCACGAGACCATCGCCTCGCCCAAGTCAAAGGCATGCGCTTCTCCCGTGCCCAGCAACAGAGACACTGCCAGCACGATAGCGGGCGACAAGTACTTCACTGGCTGGCCTCGTTGAAAGCCAGCGAAACGGCATGGCCGGCCAGCCCGCCAATAAATGCGAACACCATGCACACAAGCATCGTCAATCCTCTCTCTCTGGCGCGCCGCAGTAGACGCATTCGCCGCCGTCATAGTCGTGACCGGTGTCACCACACACGGCCTCCTCCACCTCGCCTGCCTCATCATCGGCATGCTCATCGGCATCCTGATCCTCGCGGTCCTCAAAGAACCCGGCGACCTTGTCGACACACCACCGGCCAAACCACGGCAGTGCCATCAGCGTCCCAGCCGCCACGATTGCAGCGACGGCCTGGGCGACAGACAGCCCGAGAAACACCCCACTGAAATCCATCACCTACCCCTAGTAGTCGATGACGGTGCGGCACTCCGTACACCACAGGCTGCCGTCGTCCAACACGATCACGTCATCACCGCCGCACTCAGGGCACCAGTCGTCCTGGCATTCATCGGTGTTGAGGTCATCGGGCTGTGTCTGCATAGGAATCGGGGCCGGTTTCCCAGCCCCTCCCCGTCACGATTCGACCGCGATCAGCGGAAGAAGGTCGCGACCTTGTTGGTCGCCCAGCGGGCGAAGCCCGGGGACGCCTTGATGGCGCCTGCGCTGATGATTGCGCTGACTGCGCTCGCGGCTGCGAGGCCGGTCAGAATGTCGCCGAAGTCCATTGCACTGCTCCTTGGTTATGCGCGTTGTGCGCGTTGGATGGGGTGGTCAATCCCGTTCTGTACTGACCGACTTCACGACGGCACCCACGATGTAGCCCAGCACGTTCAGTGCAAGAACCAGCGTGAACACCCCCGAGAACCAACCAGTCGCCACCTCAGGTTCCGGCCACTGGAATAGATCGATGAGGATTGAGGCCTGTGCGTGCTCTGCTGCTGACACAAGCACATACCCACCACACTGCGATGCAGGCTCCCCGGTGGGTACGAGCGTCCCCTCAGCCGTCAGAGACACGCACACGGCCATGACTTAGGCCTGCGCCGCCGGGCGCGGTGCAGCCTTCTGCAGCGGGCGCAGCACGGTGAACTTGTTCAGCGACGCAACGCCCTTGTTGACCTGCAACATGGAATCAACATCGAGCTCGTAATCGCCCTCGGGGTAGCCAGACTGGCCGTTGTCCAGGCGCACATCGAACGGGTACGCGAAACCACCCGCTTCCAGCTTGGCCTTCTGCTTGCGCGTGGTGAACTCAACCAATTCACCCGCATCGTTCTTGAAGCTGCCCTTACGCTCTTCAACGTCGTTCTTGAGGACGGTGACCTTGATGCTCATATGCTGTTACCCCTTTTGGGTTGCCTGTACGGCCGCGATTTCGGGCCAGTGCGCTGCTGTTTCGCCTGTGACCCACTTCGGCAGCGATGGCGAAGTGCAGGATTCGATTACCGCCCGCAGCCCCTCATCGTCAGGGCAATTCTTGGCGATGAAATTGAGGGCCGCACCGTACTGGCGACGGATGTGGCGGCGGACGCTCTTCCACGTCGCTTCAACAGCGGCTTTCGTGATTTCGATGCGCGTAGCAACGCAGCGCAGAAAGGACAGCACCGGATAGGCACCCAGCAGGTACGACGCCGGATCACGCAGAATGTCGAGCGGCAATTCCTTGCGGTTGGAGTTGCGGAACTGCGCCTCGTAGCGCACCCACGGCGAACTCTTGTCGCCCTGCTCCCTGCCCTTTTCATAGACGCGCAGCTGCTTCTCCGACTTCTTGCCGCCGACGTAGAAGGTCTTGCCGTCACCGCTGTCGTAGTCGTCCACCAGCTGAGCCTTGGGGCGCTGACCACGGTTGTCGAAGTCGCCATTGGCGTACCACTTCTGCGCCATACGCAATGGGTAGTCGCCCACCAGGTCATCAGCGCACACGTCAACACGGGTGATCCTTCCGGCGCAGCTTTCGAGCTTCGCTCGAAGCTCCAGCCACCGCTGCGCATGGCCGCAGCGCGCTGCGCCTATCGCCTTGCATCCATCACCCGTTAGCTCGATACGGGCGGTATACGTGCCATCGGCGCGGCGGCAATCTTCGCCGCCCAATTCGATCATGCCAACGAACTTCTTGGCTGCGTCGATGATCTTGATTCGCCACGTGTAGAAGCGACCGCCGCCCACGGTTTCATCAAGTTCAAGGCCGAGCCCGGCGAAGAACCAGCAGAACACCTGCAGGGCCGCGATGCGGGCGTTGTCCGGGGAGAACTCGATCCACTGGCGGACCTCTTCGAAGCTGTCGCCATCACGGAACGCGAGTTCGTCCAGCGCTGCGCGCAGATCGATGGAAGCGGAGAACCAGTCAATGCCGACCGTCAGGGTTCCCTCGGGGTTCCTGAATTCACTGACTCCCCTGTTAGACGAGGGGAGTCCCGACCCGGCCAGCACCGCGCGATCACCGACCATCGGAGCGATCCTTCCGGAGATTCCACAGGCGACGGATCCCAAGCCATGCCTGCTCAATCACGATTGAAGCTATTGCGCCGCCGAGGCAGACGACAATCAGCACAGCGCATGCGAAAAGGCCCATATCGGTCTGCGCAAGTTCGGCGGCAAAGGAATGGATGTTCATGCGACTCGCTCTTGTGCTTCGGCCAGCTCAGCGGCAGCGAGCAGATCACCGCGCTTGGTGGCAGCAATCTCAGCCTTTGCGAGTGCGATGACCTGGGCTTCGCGGGACTGCTGCGAGGCGGTGTAATCACGCCGGTCGAGCAGCCACGAAACGAGCTTTGCGCCACCGATGGACACGGCCACGATGGCCGCCAGCAGCACGAAGGTAATGAGCGGATCGATCATCCCTGTCCCCTACCCCAAGCCCCAAGAGAACCCGCCAGCGGCCTTGGGGTGCCGGTGGCGGGACCGTCTACATCCGTAGGCGATGGGGGCTTTATACGCGCCTACATCCGTAGGCGTCAACACCTGTAGGCTACAGCCGTACACGAACCCGAGGCGGCTATGGACTGGAATGACTTCTTTGAGCGGACCCGCGTAGCGGCCAAGGTCGAGAGCTATTCAAAGCTGGCGCCGCTGCTGGGAATTACGGATGGCGCAATCGGCCACTACCGCATGGGCAGGCGTGTTCCGCAGGTGTGGGTGGTGGCGGATGCACTCCGTATCCAAGGGCATCCGGAGCCTGAAAAACAGGCGATTGAGATCATGAAACGTGCGGCGCTTACGTCACCGGAGCGCACCTTCTGGAAGCGCTTAGCGGCGACCGCAATGGCCTTGTGCTTGGCTGTTGGCTTCGCCCTGCCCCACCGGGCGCAGGCGGCCGTCACGGGCCTTGATAAGACCACGGTCTATACATTATGCGAAATCGAGCATCCGCCGGATCTGGGCCTTTGTTGGCTCCGCGTGGCAATGGCTGGGCCTATTGACGAAGCAGGTAAATCTGTTACCAAGCGCCAGGTAAAAGTGTTACGTGTTCGAACACAGCGCCTTTAGAACATGAGCCTTTGCTCATCATCCTACGATCCTATTCCGGCCTGGCATGCCGACTGCTTCAAGCCAAGATGCAGCCATGCTGCCCGCGCTTGGGCGGGTTCAAGCTAAGGATTCTTTCGAAAGAACTTCAGATGCAGCCATCGCGCCCGCACTTGCACTCCGAAGCGTCAGGTACCATGGCATAGACGCTAAGGCTCAACTTCCGAGACTCCCTCAATGAACGACACTGATCGAGAGATCATGCTGGTTGCCATGGTAATCGTCGGATTTGCGGTCTCATTCGTCTGTTGGGCTGCCTGGCTAGCTCGCAGAACGCGACTTGCGCGGAGTCAGCGGACTGGCCTCCGGCGCAAATGAAGCCGGCCCGTTCTTTCGTGTGCCCTGGAAGGCGGCACAGCGCTATTGTTTTGGGCGTCTGCGAGCCGCGGGCGGACGAACTTCTTTGGATCGCTTGAGCGCCACTTCCAGCTGAGCTGGCAAATCTCGAAGCCCTGAAAGTTGCCCCTCGAGCGCGTCACATCTGCCGCGCAGGATATCGGCAGACTGACTGGCCGTGGCGGCCGCTGATTGGGCGACCTGGATTTCCTGACGCAGCGGTCGCCGGCGCAGTGAAATCGCGGCCGCGGATATGCGCGACCTGCGCAAGGTCGGTGAGGACGGCTACATCTACCGGCTGGAGTACTCCAAGACCCAGCAGGCGGGGGTCAAGGCGGATTCGACGCCGGACAAGCCCATCCTCGGTCGCAGTGCCAACGCGCTAGCGATCTGGCTGGAGGCGGCAGACATCCACGAAGGAGCAATTTTCCGGCGAATCTGGAAGGCGCGGGTTGGCCCTGCTCTGCTCCCTGGCTCAGTGGCTGCGATCGTCAAGCGGCGCGCTAAGCTGGCGGGACTGCAGGGGGATTTTGGCGCCCATAGCTTGCGGTCAGGATTTGTTACGGAAGCCGGAAAACAGGGAGTGTCATTGCCATCGGTAATGGCCATGACGGAACACCGTTCGGTGGCAAGCGTTCTCGGTTATTTCCAAGCAGGTGCAGCCGAGGACAATCCAGCGGCCCGCCTACTGAAGTAG